GGTGGCATTCGTAACATTGGTGATGTCTGCAAAGGACTTGGTTGTGGCGCTGATGCGGTTATGCTTGGTTCCCTTTTATCAGGTACAAAAGAAACTCCTGGAGAGATTTCAAAAGTAGGACAATGGCCTAATGAGCAGCTATATAAAAAATATAGAGGTTCAGCGTCTCTTGAATCTAAACTAGAGAGAGATGAAAATAAAAATGTTGAGGGCGAATCACAGCTTATATTATATAAAGGGAAAATTAAAAGAATTATTGTAGATATTATTGATGGGCTTAAGAGTTCTATGTCTTATGTTGGGGCAAAAGATTTAATTGAATTTCAAACATTGGCTAAGTTTGTGAAAATTACTCCTGCTGGAACAATTGAAGCACAACCACATTTAATAATAAAATGAACAAAAAAAATATATATTTTTTAAATGAAAACTTATATTTATTATCGAAAGGAATTTGTTGCTCAGAAGAGAACAGATTCAAAATAAGTATTTATCGATGTTCTTAAAAGAAATTGATAAATAGAGTTTGACTAAATAGTAAACCAAATAGGAGAAATAAAATGACACACGAACATGTTACTCTTCATACAAGCATCCCATTTTTTGACAGGGATGAATTCTTAACCCCCTTTGACCGTGTTTTTGACCAGATGGTTGAAAAACAATTTCCAGAAATGGTTAAAGCAATTGGCGTCAAACCATATCAAGGTTCAGCATATCCAAAAGTAAACGTATATGAATACGATGACAAAATTGGTATTGTTGCCGAGATCCCTGGTTTAGACAAGAAACAACTTACAGTTGATGTCGAAGAGGGAGTTTTAACTGTTGCTGGTGATAAGCATAGTACTTTTGAAGATGAAAGTGCTAAAGTTCTTAGAAGAGAATTAAAACACTCATCCTTTAAGCGCTCGTTTGAATTGGGTGAATTGCTTGATGGAAACAATATCAAAGCAAGCTTTAAAGATGGAATTCTTTCAATCAGCATTCCTAAACTTGAACCAGAAAAGCCGAAAAAACATACAATCAAAATTTCATAATTGAAATTTGTTGAAATTGATAATATAAAGTATGTTATCTGTGGAGCGGTATTAGCAGACACTAAAATTGGTTTTGAAGAATTGAAAAAAAAGTATGGAGCTGATACCGTTTTGCGGAGAGGCAAAGAAATATATCTTTGTAAAAAAATGATTGAAGCAGAATTTGAGGATATCAAAGATGGCTAAAAAAAATAAAGACAGAATTTCATTTGTAGAAGATGGAATGCATTATATGCAATGTGAAATATGTGGGTCTTATGTACAGGGTGTATCTAATGAAGCAGAAAGTGTTACTTGTAGTAGATGCGTTCTGTTTTTAATAACTTCTATAGAATCTAAAGAATCTAAAAGAGTTGTTAATAAAAGAATATCTAAAGGGCCAAGAGGTTGGCACTTAATGAAAGAGTATGTTGATAAAGAGGGGAGAGTTTTTCATAAAGGCAAAGAAGTTCCAGAGTTAAAAGGAACTTTAGAACCAACAAAGATTAAAAAAAAGAAAAGTATCAAAAAGAAAGAATTTATCAATAAGGATTTAATTGTACTTAATAACGAGAGAAAACGGGCAAGAAAAGTTGATAGAAAAAGAAAGAAAAAATTATTAAAGAAAAGGCTATCTTAACAAAAAGTATTTTTTTATATATTTTAACTATTTATAAATGGTGCGATGCGAAAAAGAACTGTCAAAATATTAGAAGAAAGAATAAGTTATTTAGAATCATTAGTTGTTGATAATAGAAAAACTTTATTAAGATTAATGAGTAAAATGGAAGAGATTGTAAAATTTCTAAATAACAATATTTCAGATTCAGATGCTGAATTTGGAATGGCAGCAGATCAGTTATATGAAACAATTGAGCAGCTCAAAGAGATGGAAAAAGAACTTAAAAAATATAATGGTTTAATAACCGTTGATAACTTTGGAGAATCATGATCGATAACATACACGTTTCAAAAGACAAAATATATTCAATTGTGGATTTATTGGAAATGGCAATTGAAGAAAAGAACTTTAATTTAGTTGAAGAAGCACTAATTGCTATTGAGACTTTTGAAGAAGACTATGAAATATCTTATGATGAGTTTTAATTTAAATGGAGAATACAATATGACAATATTGAAAGAAAAAGCTTGGTGGAAATCAAAGACAGTGTGGACATCAATTGTCGCTGGCGCTGTTGGTGTATTGCAAGCAGTAGGGCTTATTGAAGCAGTTCCAGAAGTTGTTTGGACACTACTTGCAGCATTTGGTTTGTACGGAGTTCGCGATGCTGTTGGAAAAGCAAAGTAAAAGAAACCAATAAACAATATAGAAAACAAGGTTCTATATAAAAATAACAATTTTCAATTGGAGGATATATGAGTCTGCATTCTGAAAAGATACAAGATAATTGGGAAAAATTAATTCAAATAATAAAAAATACATTTACTGAAGAAGATCGTAGACAAAAGATCTTAAAAATGTATCGCGATTTAGAATCTAGAATGATTGTTGCACCTGCATCTAGTAGAAATTATTTTCACAATTGTTTTCCAGGTGGTTATGTTGCTCACGTTTTGAACGTCATAAATTTTTCTCAAGAACTACATAGATTATGGAAACAGAGCGGAGCAAGTACTGACAATTATACAGAAGAAGAATTAATTTTTGCTGCTATGCATCATGATCTTGGAAAAGTTGGAGATCATGAAAGAGAGCATTATATACCAAATCCCTCTGAATGGCATAGAAAGAATCAAGGCAAACTTTATAATATGAATCCAGAGATTCAATATATGACAGTGCCTGATAGAAGCTTTTGGTTATTAAATTATTTTGAAATTAAAATATCAATAAATGAGTTTTTGGGAATAAAATTGGCTGATGGTCCTTTTGACGAATCAAACATACATTATTTCAAATCTTTTGTACCAGAAAAACAGCTTAAAGTTAACTTACCATATATTGTTCATCAAGCAGATTTGATGGCTTCAAGAATCGAACGTGAAGCAGAGATTTATAATGATAAAAAAGAAAATGAAGCAATGAATAAAAAAATAAAAAAGGTTTTTAATAACAGTGACAATAACAAAAAACAAGATATTAAAAATTTAAAAAAGAAATTTGATGAATTATTTTCGGAGGAATAACTATGACACTTTTTATAATTATATCTTATTTTATTTTTCTTGCAATTTTAATATTTGAAGGCTATCTTCTGCTTGTTGCTTTGCGACGAATAAATACATATGAAAGTTTTATAAATAGATTTTATGAAATTGTTAGTTATGCATCAGATAAAATGAAGATGGTAGATGCTTCTGGTCATTATGAATCTGATGATGAAACTGGATTCTTTTTTGAGCAATTAAAAGATATTCAAACAATGTTAAATGAAATGTTTGTGGAGGAACAGAAGACTGATGAAAAATAAAAGAATGTATTTTGATAAAGAAGCTGAAGATGCAATTGTAGCATATAATAATGAATCAGATCCAATAATAAGAAATAAAATATATAGTGAAAAAATTGCTTATCCATTTGATAAGTTAGTTGAAAGTATAATTAATACATTTAGATTTTATTATTTTGAAACAACATTTGATGATTTTAAACAAGAAGTAATTTCTTTTTTAGTTTTGAATATGCACAAATATGATCAAACTAAAGGATTCAAAGCATTTAGTTATTTTTCAGTTGTGGCAAAGAATTATTTAATTCTGCACAATAATAAAAATTATAAAAGGTTTAAAACACATAATAATTTTGATGTTTCAGATAATTTTAAAATATCAATAAAAAAATATTATGAAAGTGAAAACGATGAAAGACTTAGTGGTCTTATGAGTGAAATTATATTATATTTTCACAAAAACATTGAAAAGATTTTTAAGAAAAAAGATGATATATTAGTGGCCTATGCAATTGTTGAGTTATTGAGTGAAAGAGAAAAAATTGAAAATTTTAATAAAAAGAATTTATATCTTCTTTTACGTGAAATGACAGGCCTCAAAACAATAAGGATAACAAAAGTAATCAATGAGATGAAAAAACGATATAAGCGTTTAGTTAAAGAATATGATAAAAATGGTAGTTTGAATGTAAAATAATAGTTATAAATATTAAAATAGTTTATTTATTGAAAGCACTGCNNNGCAGTGCTTTTATTTTTTATAGCAATTTTATAAGTTTGATATTTATAGATGAGTAGATTGCGTTGAGGAACCAACCATTTCGGTTTATAAAAATAATAAAAAAAATGAAGAAAAATTATGACAGAACAAGATTATGATATCTTTGATGGAAAAACATTTAAAGATTTAACAAAAGACATATATCGTAATGCTAAAAATAAAAAGAATCAAATTGAAGTGCTTATAAAAGAGATTCATAATTTTATTAGTAACATTGACGAGGCTGTAATTGTTGCACCAATAATTAAAGAGCTGATGGATGTATCTGTTAAAAATGACGAACATCTTATTAAACTAGCAAGCGTATTACAAAGAATAATTGTTAAATCAGCTGATGGTAGAGATGACGATTTATTAACACTCTCTGAGCATGAAAAAGAAGAGTTGCTTCAAGTATTGCAAGAAACAGCTAATGAAGTGCAAAAAAAGAGTGATGAAATAAATATTATTAAAGAAAAAAATAATAAAATTTTGGAGATTTGAATAATGAGTTCAACTTATGCAGAAATAGATCCGAGTGAACATAGTAGATCTGGACCATTTCAAAATGCTGAACCTCAATTAATTTATATTCAATGGGTGCCTGGACTTGTTACTCGTGTAATAACAAGTGAAAAATCTGAACTGCCCGGCGAAAAATTCACTTCCAAAGATATAAATAGTATTAATGCAAAACCTCACATTAGTAACGACGTTGATATTCATCCAGAATCTTCTCGTAGATATAAGCCATTATTAAGAGGACTTGTTGATGTACCCGTTAAGGGTGATCAAGTTTTACTTTGCAGCATTGGTAAAATAAATTATTATTTTGGTCCTTTAAATACAGAAAANAAACCAAATTGGAATAAAGACAAGCTTTTTAATTTTGATAAATATAAAGTTCCTTGGTTTGACAAAAGAAATCCAACAACAAGAGAGAGATTGGGATTAAGTAAATTTTTTAAAGTTTCTTCTAATTCTCAAAGAATGCAGAAAGAGTTTAACAATGATTTAGATGATGTTAAAAATACTAATGGACCAGAAATAAATAATGATATTCATGGTGACATGTTATTAGAAGGGAGACATGGGAACAGTATTAGAGTGGGAAGTAGAAGTAATAATCCAAATATTATAATTTCAAATAGTAGAGACTCTGACAATCCTTCTGAAAGTCTTGGTGATGGAACACTAATAGGTATTTTAAGTAAGGGAACTCTCGACCAGACATTTCCTGGTGGATATGAGAAAAAATATATTGAAGAAAAAATTCCTTCTTTTGTGTTAGCTGATTCAGAAGCACAGAAGGGTGCTAAAGAAAGAAGAGCTTCAGAAAAATTAATTTCTCTTGTTAATAATAATATATCGGTTGATTCTGATATTCTTTATGGTTATGACAAAAATCAAATATTTCAAACATCGGATAGAATTATTTTAAATGCAAAAAAGGATAGCATGTTTTTTTCAGCCTTTAAACATTTACACATTGGAGCAGGTAGAGCAGTAACTATTTCGTCTAATAGAGAATTAGTTGTTGAGTCTTCAAATATTTATTTGGGTAGTAAGACTGATACTAAAATTGAAACAAAATCTAAATGTCATACTCTTGATATTTCAACGAATAAAGCTGTTGCAATTGAGTCTCCTTTTATTTATATTGGACAGAAAGATGAAGATGATATAATTAGTAAATGTGATTTTCTAAGGCTTACAGCAAAGAATGATATTATAATAGGAGCAGGATATATTTATTTGGGTAAAAGTGCTGGACAGCAAATGGTAAAAGGAAATCTTTTGCAAACTACATTAGAAAGTTTGATTAGTCAGATTATTTCACTGGCACGAATAGTTGCAGCCCCTCCAGATCCTGATTCATTAGAAAAAAATGCAGCAGAAGAAACCATTACTCAATTAGTAGAACTAAGAGATAAAATGTTACCAACAATCTTAAGTGAAAGAAATTTTACACAATAAAAAAAATGAAAACTAGAGAATTAATATGGCAGATTTAATATCACCAAAAGGAGATTATGATACCAGTATTTATGTTGATAATATATATAATACAATACCCTGGGATTGGGAATTTGATCAAAGTGTTGATACTGATGTTGAGTCATTTACAATTGCTCTTTCTAAAGGCATAGAGCCAAGCGAAGCTAATGAATGGGTTTCTAGTATCCAATTAACACCACAGCAGTTTATAGACAAACAATGGCCATTTGGTGGTCCAAGATTGACAAATTTAGAAGCCGATTCTGTGTATTATTGGGACATAATGTATAGCGTCGATGGAGAGGAATTCTGGGAAAATGCTGAAACTTTTACTTTTCCACCAAATCCTATAAGCGAACCTGAAGAAGTTGAAGATGATGATGATGGCGCAGGAGCTTTTGGTGGTGAGCTGCCTGTAGATACTGCTGCTTTAGATGCTGATGCCAAAGCAGCCGCTGATCTTCGAGCGATGGCAGAAAATCCAATTACGGCTCAGAACCAAGTGACTGGTGGTGGTAAAATAATAAAAGATACTATAGAAAAAATTACTGGGATGACTGATGTAGGAGGGTTATTAAAAAAGCAAGTATATGATCTTAAGTCTAAACTGGATCAGGGTGAAGATATAACTTCGGAACTTGAACCTATGTTGGAACTTATTGAAGCATCAGAAGAGACGATGAAGACAGTCAAAGACATAGAAAGTGCTATAAGCACTGGACAGGAAGTTCTTAAAGTAATAACAACAGTACAAAAAGGTATTTCTGTTGTTCCATCAGTTGGACCAACTGGTCCAGTTGCGTCTTCTGTTGCTGTTCTCTCAAATTTATTGAGAGAAGAAGCACAAAAAATAATTGAAAAAATAAAAGTCTTACCATCAACTATTGAAAAGGGAGTAGCTGGTTTAAAAGAAGATATAAAAGAAGTCAAAGAAGTTATAAAAAAACATCTTTCAACTCCAGTTCCAGAAACAGGTGTTATGAAATATTCAAATTGGTGGGGAATATTGTATCAAACGCAAAACAGGCCAGACTACAAGAAAACGTTTAGAGACAATGTACGTCTCGTAATTAAAGATTCTCAAAATGATTACACGGACTATCCAAACGCAAAAAGTATTGATGAAAATGTCAAAGGTTTTATGGACGCCGAACTGTTTGGTGACGAAATTAAAAACGCTAAGATCACTCCAGCAGATTTTTCATACTTATTAAGAGCTACTGCATATCATGAATCTAAAGGTGGAAGATGGATACGGCAACAACTCAAAAAAGGGGGCGGCGATGGACCACTTCCAGAATTTAAAGAAGCCGAGCCAACAAGAATGGATAATCTTATTGATCCAGAAGAACCTTCTCATAAAAAAGAACTTAAAGAGAATGAAGCTAATGTATCCATTGAAAAGAAAGCATCTCCAGCAGCAAGTTGGTGGCAAGTTGAATATAGATCTGCAAGAGATATTATTAGTTGGAGACAAGAAGTAACA